GGTTCGATCTTCTGTCAGAGCATGGACTACCTAGCCACCACGATGAGCCTGTCTCTATCGTCAAAGGTTGGGAAGAACCTAATCCTAATTCGTCCGACCAAGTTAAAGATTGGTTGTACTCTTTAGGTTGGAATCCTTGTACTCATAAGTATGTCAAAGAAGATGATGGTAGTGAGAGAACTATTCCTCAAGTACGTAAGGATGGTGAGCTTACTGACTCAGTCAAGTTACTAGCAGAGACTAACAACTCTGTGTCTGTGCTTGATGGTCTTACTGTTATTCAACACAGACTGTCTATTTTTCAAGCATTTGTTGAGTGTGAACGTGATGGGTATGTTAAGGCAGGTATTGCAGGTCTTACTAATACTTTACGCTTCAAGCATAGGAAGCCATTAGTAAATCTACCAGGTGTTGATAAGCCTTGGGGTAAGGAGATACGTGGTTGCTTGATAGCTGATGATGGTTATGTACTGTGTGGTGCTGATATGACATCCTTAGAGGATACGACTAAGCGTCATTACATGAAACCTTACGACCCAGATTATGTTGAAGAGATGTCCAAGGAAGGCTTTGATCCTCACCTTGACCTAGCTAAACATGCTGGAGCTGTAACTCAAAAGCAGATAGATGATCACAACTCAGGTAAGACTTCACTCAAGTCCTTACGTAAGAACTACAAGGTGGTGAACTACTCTGCTACCTATGGTGTTGGTGCGCCTAAGTTATCACGTACCACAGGTATGCCAGTCTATGAAGCAGCTGCTTTGTTATCTGCATATTGGGATCGTAACTGGTCAGTAAAAGCTTTCTCTGAGTCTCAACTAGTTCGTACAATCAACAACGAGATGTGGGTACAGAACCCAGTCAGTAAGTTCTGGCACAGTCTTAGGTATGAGAAGGATGTATTCTCTACTCTTAACCAATCAACAGGTGCTTACTGCTTTGACAAGTGGGTAGCATACTACATGACGAAACGTCCCAATATACTTGGGCAGTTTCACGACGAGTCAATTAACCAAGTTAAGGTAGGTGATGAGAGTGATCATACTGCAACACTTAACTGGGCTATTGAAAAAGTTAACCAAGAACTCAAATTAAATGTTGACCTTGGTATTGACGTACAGTACGGTAACACGTATAGTGAAATACATTAACAGAAATGGAGTCCAATTATGGCAACAAGAAGAGTAAAATTAACAGGTATAGGTGAGTGGGCAAAAGTATTTGCTAGCTAACAGAGATATGCTAGGATATGATGGTGCTTATAGAGAGTGCGATGGTGCATGTACTATTGATGTTATCTTAGATGAAGATAATATGGCTGCACTTAAAGCATCTCGTTCTATTAAGAAGGGTAAACCTGATCCACAAGGAAGAGGACATCTAATTAGATTTGTCCGTAAGTTTAATACAGGACGTGATTGGGATAGTGGTGCACCTGTAGTTGTTAAGGCAGATGATACAGCCTTGGGACTATGATGTAGATGGAACTATAGGTAATGGTTCTACTGTAGAAGTATTACTATCAGTGTATGATACCTCTAAGATGTCAGGTATAGTTGGAACACGTTTAGATAAGGTTAAAGTCTTAGAGCATGTTGAATATGTTCGTGACGAGGGTGATTCTCCTCCACCTTCAACTGATTCTAAACCTGTGGCTGGGAACGAGGTACTGTTCTAAGCACAACTTGTGGGGTAGGTGTTTCCTTTCCTTTCTTCCTACCCCACTTTTTAACTGAGGAGTTAATATGAAAACAATAGATACACTAATAAAAGATCTTGAAGATGTACTCTTAGGAGTTGGTGGTTGGAATGAAGCCATTAGTACTGAGATGGGCAAAGCTGTGTCTGATACAGCACTTGCAAGATTTAGTAAACCACAAGCACCGAGAGGATACTTATCCTTATCTGGTGTTGGTACTGACTGCGACAGAAAGTTGTGGTACAAAGTAAACAAAGCACAAGAAGGTATCAAACTTAAGGCTGAAAAGTACTTGATGTTTTTCTATGGTGATATGATAGAAGAGCTTATACTAGCTATGGTGAAAGCCTCTGGTCATTCTTGTGTAGGTATGCAAGACAGACTATCTGTGCATGGTATTAAGGGACATCGTGATGCTGTTATAGATGGTATGACTGTAGATGTTAAGACAGCTAGCCCCTTCTCATTCAAGAAATTTAAAGAAGGTAAGCTGAGAGAAGAAGATCCGTTTGGATATGTGTCTCAGTTGTCGTCCTATGTTTATGCAGGTAAAGAAGATCCACTTGTAACAAATAAAAAAGAAGGTGCATTCCTTGTAATCAATAAGGTTACAGGTGAGATGTGTCTAGATAGGTATGACTTCAGTAAAGAACTGAAGACTAAGAAGAAGGATATGCTACATGCTAAATCATTGGTTGCAGGTAAAATACCTGATGAACGTATATCACCAGTACCTGCCAGCAAAACTAGTCCTAATACTAAGTTAGCTAGGGCATGTACATTTACTGTGACTTCAAGAACCTTTGTTGGCCTAATGCACGTAAGTTCCAATACTCTTATGGTGTTGAGTACTTAGTACATGTTGAGAAAGAACCTAATGTAGAGGAGATCTTTGATGTCGAGGGCGGGTAAAGCCAAAGGTAGAACAGGTCAACAAGAAGTCAGGGATAAGTTACTTGAAACATTCCCTGAGTTTGAACCTGATGACATCAAGTCAACTACTATGGGCGACTCAGGTGAGGACATACAGTTGTCACCAGCCGCACGTAAAGCTATGCCTATTACAATAGAAGTTAAGAGGCGTAAGTCTGGCTTCAAGACTGCGTATGGTTACATAGATCAAGCAAGTAATCATGCCAAAGGTGAACCTGTAGTTTTTTATAGATCCGATAGACAACCGTGGATAGTTATGATAAGTATAGATCATTACATGGAGCTATTAAGGAACTGGAAAAAATGAGTGTTAAAATTTGGGGTATAATATCTGGGCCAACATCTAGAGATGATACTCCTGATAGTGATGATTGGCCTGATGATGCTAACTTCGTATTAGTATGTAAGGCAGAAATGAATGGTGATGTGTTTGATGGTAATTTTTATTTTGAAGAACTCAATGACGCATACGAATGGTCATCTTATTTCTATGACAGTATAGAACCATTAATAATATCAGGATACACAAATGATTCTTGACTTGTTCATCAACTTAAATATAACTAGGAGCTTTCACTTTGCTCTATGAGATTAATCTAATAATTAAGGTTGACCCAACTGCAAACTTTTTAGAGGTTGACCCTAAGTATAATCTTGCCGTACTAGGTGAGGTAATCCGAGATCATCTGTATGATATAGATGACATAAATGTAACTGACTGTGAGGTAAAACAGCATGACTAAAATAACTATTGACGAACAAGAATTTGATACTAAAGATTTTACAGATGCACAAAATGAGATTGTGTCTATCTTAAACTTAGGTCAAAACTCTATTACACTTATTGACCACATGGGACAATGTGTAAGGGCTATTCAAAATATGAAGACTAATGAACTTAAAGATTCATTAGGTATCAAAGATGAAGCCGAAGATAAAAAATAAAAAGTAATTTAATAAAGGAAAGAATATGGCTATTGGTTTTAGAGAATACCAAATAAAAGCTGCAAGCTTTGCTATTTACCCTGCAACCCACAAAGTCCTATACCCTACGTTGGGGCTTTGTGGAGAAGCTGGTGAGGTAGCTGAGAAAGTTAAGAAACAAGTACGTGATGGTACTTTTAACAGGCATGAAGTAGCTAAAGAATTAGGTGATGTACTGTGGTACTTAGCTAATCTTGCTAATGATATAGGTTATAACCTTGATGAGATTGCCGACATAAATATCGAGAAGCTTATCCAGTCGTAAGAACAGAAACAAAATACAAGGGTCAGGAGATAATAGATGAACAACACACTACCAACGGATTATCAATCCTTTATACATAAGTCACGTTATGCTCGTTGGCTTGATGATGAAGGCCGTAGGGAGACATGGAGTGAAACAGTAGATCGCTACATGAAGAACCTAGTACGTCCAGCATTAGGTGATAACCCTAAGCAGATAGCTGAGATTGAACAGGCCATATTAGGACTAGAAGTTATGCCTTCTATGAGAGCATTGATGACTGCTGGTCCAGCTTTAGCTCGTGACAATACAGCAGGTTATAACTGTTCATACTTAGCTGTAGATGATGTCAAAGCATTTGATGAAGCTATGTTTATTCTACTGTGTGGTACTGGTGTTGGCTTCTCTGTTGAACGTCAATCAGTTACTAAGCTACCAGAAGTACCTGAGCTTTTGTATGAAAGTGAAACCACTATCGTAGTTAAAGATAGTAAAGAAGGTTGGGCTAAGTCACTACGTCAAATGATTGCATTGCTTTATAGTGGTGAGATACCAAGATGGGATGTGTCTAAGGTACGACCTGCAGGTGCAAAGCTAAAGACATTTGGTGGTAGAGCATCAGGCCCAATGCCTCTGATTGATCTATTCAACTTTGTTATCAAGACATTTAAAGATGCTAAAGGACGTAAACTATCATCACTAGAATGTCACGACATCATGTGTAAGATTGGTGAAGTAGTTGTAGTAGGTGGTGTACGTAGATCAGCTATGATCTCTCTATCTAATCTATCAGATGATCGTATGAGACATGCTAAGTCAGGCTCATGGTGGGACAATGACCCACAACGTGCCTTAGCTAACAACTCTGTGTCGTATACTGAGAAGCCTGACAGTTTATCTTTCATGCGTGAGTGGATGGCGTTAGTTGAGTCAGGCTCAGGTGAACGTGGTATCTTCAACAGACAAGCATCTAAGAAACAAGCGGCTAAGAATGGAAGACGTGACCCTAACTTTGAGTTCGGGACTAACCCATGTAGTGAAATAATTTTACGGCCTAATCAATTCTGTAATCTAACAGAGGTAGTTGTAAGAGCTACTGATAATACAGAAGACTTAGAACGTAAGGTACGTATAGCTACTATCTTAGGTACAATACAATCATCATTCACTAAGTTCCCATACTTACGTAAGTCATGGCAGAACAATACTGAAGAAGAAAGATTACTTGGTGTATCTATGACAGGTATCATGGATAACCCTTTAACCACAAAAGCTAACAAAGGACTGGAGAAAACTCTTGAACACCTCAAACAAATCGCCGTTGCTACTAATGCTAAGTGGGCTGAACGCCTTGATATCCCTGTCAGTACTGCTATCAGCTGTGTTAAACCAAGCGGTACTGTCAGCCAACTGGTTGACTCTAGCAGTGGCATACACGCTCGTCACTCAGCCTATTATATTCGCACTGTACGTGGAGACAACAAAGACCCGTTGACACAGTTCATGATGGATCAAGGTATACCTAATGAGCCAGACGTAATGAAGCCTGACCAGACTACTGTGTTTAGCTTCCCTATGAAAGCTCCAGAGGGTGCAACAGTTACTGCTGATATGTCTGCCATAGAACAGCTAGAGATGTGGTTAGCCTATCAACGATCATGGTGTGAACATAAACCATCTGTTACTATTAACGTAAAGAATAACGAGTGGTTTGAGGTAGGTGCATTTGTGTATAAACATTTCGATGAGATGTCAGGTGTATCATTCTTACCATTCAATGAACACACGTATCAGCAAGCACCTTACCAAGATTGTTTAGCTACAGACTATCACATTCTTTTAGACAAGATGCCTGATAGTATTGATTGGGATAAACTATCTGAGTATGAACAAGAAGATAATACTGCAGGTAGTCAAACACTAGCATGTAGTGGTGATAGCTGTGAGATAGTTGACTTAGTTTAATGTGGATAGTAATAACTAGAAACCAATGTAACTTCTGTGATGCCTCTTTACAATTACTAAGAGGTGTTGCAGGAAGTCAAGTAACAACATATAATGTGCAGTCAGCAAGTAGTAAATGGTTGTTGACTTTAATGCGTAAATCAGGGTACACTACAGTACCACAAATATTTAAACCAGATGGCACTCACCTTGGGGGCTACACAGAACTAAAGGAATACCTAAATGAAACCAGTAAGAAAAAACTTTAGCAGAGCATTGTACCAAGCTTACGATAAGAAAGCTAAAGATACATTGGTTAAACTTTTGGAATCAAAAGGACATACTATAGTTAATACCGAAGAAAACTATTTTGTAGATGTCGTCTCTCAGAAAGATGGATATACATATTTCAATGAGGCTGAAGTCAAAGTAGCTTGGAAAGAAGATTGGCCTACACATTGGTCTGAGATCCGTATACCAGAACGTAAGCAACGTTTACTGGATAAGTATGATGGTACAAATGGGGTATTAAATTTCTATGTATTCCGTGAGGATATGAAACAAGTATGGCGTATCAAAGATACCTTGCTAACTCAAGAAAGTTTAGCAGAAGCTAAGGGTAGATACATACAAAAAGGTGAACTGTTCTTTCACATTCCTTATACATCAGCAGAGTTGGTGAATACATAATGGCTAAATGGAAGGAGTTTCACATAATGAAAGATCAAGAGACATTTGATCCAGTAGAACGTCCTGCACACTATAACCAAGATGGTATAGAATGTATTGACTATATACGACAAGTGCTTGGGTTAGATGGGTTTATTTCTTACTGTCACGGCAACATGATTAAGTATCAACATAGATATAGATACAAAGGTAATGGTGTAGAGGACATGAAGAAAGCAGAATGGTATCTTAAAAGAATGAATGAAGCACTGGCAGAAAAATATAAATAGGGTGATACATGGGCAGACCAACTAAAGCAGAGCAGAATAATTTACCACCTCTAGAAGAGGAAGCCAAGGCCTACACTAAAAAGAATAGGCCAAAAGAAAAACCCCTAACCTCTCGCCTATACCTGACAGGTCAAGCCTTGTCGGGTATACTAGCAAGTGGTAGGGGTGCTGGTCGTACTGAGGAAGTTAAACGTGAAGCTTATGGTTGGGCTGATCACATACTAGAAGATGATGATTAATCTAATAAAGATCTAGTATCTGCAGTAGATAACCAATCCCTCAGTGCATATAGTTGTTCAACAGAGAGGTCCTCAAATTTGAGTTCCTCTTTTGTTGTTTCTGACATGCTGTCTAATGCCTTGTCAATCTTTTTAAACGAATATTTATTAGCTAACTCGTACATAATACCAGCAGTATCATTAGCATCAGAGTTATCTACGTATAACATTGTTTCAGCTACTTGTTTCTTTTGTCTTACTAAATCTTTCCATTTTAACTCTTGTTTCTTAGGACTCCAAGTAGAGAAACCTAAGTCTAATAGTTCTTGTGCACCTTCTTCAATGGCTAAAAACATATATGTATTATATTTATTAGCAGCTTCAGGTGCTTTTCTTGTTATTGCAGATGCAGCATTTAATTTGTAGGGTTCTTTACCCATAATATTCATAACACGTTCAGTAGATGAAAGACGTACAGGTCTACTACCTAGTATCTTACTTGCCTGTAAGAACACTGGTCCACCTGCTGCTTGCATAGACTGTGGGACATCTTCTGTACCTATAAGCAAATTTGATATCTCATTAAAGTATCTCATAGATTTATTCATAAATGAGTTACCTTGTTTACGATCTATTAATTCACCATTAGAACCAGTAGCAAAACCAACTGCAAAGTTAATAGGTTCTAGTGGACGGGTAGCACCTGATATTAATTGAGATCCTATAAGACCTCCAGTTCTAGTTAAGCTACGCATAAACTCATCACCACTAGGATCAAAAGCACTATTAAATATTTTAACTATGTCGTCAGAAGTTGATTCAAAATTACGAGTAAAAGATTTTAAACCTATATCCTTACCTATTTTTTGCTTTACTTCTTCAGGTATTTCTTCACCATTTAATATATAAGACCAAGCCCTAGCTCCGTACTTCAAGTGAGACAGAGGGTAGCTATACTGAACAGTTTGTATTTCACCAGTATTAGGATTAATCATCTGGTCAATAGCTAAACCTTTTTTTCTATTCTCATACTCAGTTTGTGTTAGTGCATATGCAGCACCTAAAGTTAACATTGATCTTGACGTAAGTTCTGCAAAAGATTTATCTTTATATTTACCTGCAAGACTCTTTGCTACAAAAGATATAGGTGTATTTTGAACTACAGTATCAACAGTACCATTAAAAAATCTACCAAAAGGCATAAGTAAACCCAGACCAGGTACGTTACGTACATCCTCAAAGAAACCTGCAACCTTACCCAAGTTATCATTACCCTTATAAGACTTTGAAGATATTCTTTCTAAGGTAGTTTCTAAAGCTTTAGCCTCTAATGCTCTATATTCTTTAGTTCGAATTAACTTAGCTGCCGCAGGGTCGGTATAAAAATCATTGAAAGATTTATCAAAAGCAACTCTAAGGTTTTTATCTAACTGATATATCATCTCTTGTGATTTGGTAAACCCATCAACACCTTTAGTCAAAGATAATAACTGCATAAAATCTATTACATCATCTGTCTTAGCACCTATTAACTGTGCTGATGGCGACAGTGATGAGTTAGTTAGTATCTTACTAGTATCCTCTACACCACCTGCTATTATATTAGATAGCTTTGATAAGTCATCTCCACGTAGTTCAAGAAGAGACTTATAAGAATCATAAGTCATATCTGGATTAAGTGTTAGCTTAAGTCTGTTAGCATTAGCTTTTAATATCTCTCTAGATACACGCCAAGGGTCTACACCTTCGTCAAGTTGACCTGCCGCCTTCTTAAATGCAGCTGCACCACCTTGTAATAGTGCGGTAGATACATCAACAGCAGAACCTAAACCACTAAGCATACCCCAACCTGTAAGGTTAAGTGCACTTGTAGATGGGTGAGTAACTATTAAACGTATAACACGGTTCTGTGTAGACACAAGACTTTCACTGGTTTTTTCTGGTAGTAAATTTAAAGTACTTTGAACTATTTTATTAGTATCATCAGTAGCTTTTGAACTAGTCATCATACCTAGACCTAAAGCATCGTTTAGAAACTGTTGATTAGTGTAATCGTCAATACTTATACCATTCTTTTTAGCACCTTGTGAAGCAGCATTTAAAACTCTAGCACTAGCATTCATCTTATCTGCAAATTTGTTTGCAAACTCTTCAATACCCATACTATCTATATCTTTTATTTTAACACCTGTAACTTTTTCCCAGGCTTTAGCAAAAGATTTTACTTCTTGAGGGTCAGATTGTTTAATTAAATCTACAACCCAATTAGAATACTTATCAGTTTTACTACGTTTAGTATATGTAAGACCTTCTTCATAAGCTATCTGTGCTAAACCTTTTAGATATGTAACACCATCTTCATTATCACCTATACCTAAAAGCATATCAACAAAAAACTCTGAGTCTATATCTTCTAGTTTACGTCCCTTCTTTACAGCCTGTTCCCAAGAACCTTTAACAGGTGCTTTTTTACCTGCATAATCATTAAGACTTTTAGAAAACTTACCTAATATATTTACATCTTTTGCTTCAGGTATTTTTACAGCTATAGAAGGTAGCTCTATATCAGTACTTCTTTTTAGTATACTTGCAGCTTGTAGTCCACTCATAACAGAGACACCCACGAAAGCTAAACCTAAAGACCATCTGTTTACATCCTCTTGTACTCCAGTTTGAACTAGACCACTTTGATATCCATACTCCATACCAACACTAACAATAGAATCAAATCCAGCTTGTACTCCTAGCTCACGTAAAGCACCTGTTGTCTTTAGTTTTTTTAATCCCTGTCCATTTAGTGCTTGTAGTGTAGCTGCTTTTGTTACAGCTTTACTTGTAGACTCTGACCCAGCTGTAATTAAAGCCGAACTCATAGCCTTCTCACCAGCTTTTCTTATTGTTGTTTTAGTTGCACTCTTCTTGGCACTCTCTTTAGCCATAGCTTTTAGTGCTTCTTTCTTTGCAAAGTTAGATGCAACTCTAATTGCACCACCCCCAACAAACTTAGCTGTACCAAAACCTACTAAGTTTAAAGGATCAACAATAATACTTCTTGCGTAATCTTTTATACCTTCAAACTTTTCAGATGCACTTGTCTCTGAGCTAAACACGTTTGCCATATCTTCGTATATTTGATAAGCTTTACCTGTTACAACATTTGCGTTTTCGTCTCCACGAATCTCACGAAGAAAGTCTAACTCACCTATACCATAAACACTATTACCACTGGCAACACCACGTCTATTGTTCATAAATCTATCTACAATAGTCTCACGATCTTTACCCTCAACTGCCTGAGTTCCGTGACGTAGACTTATAAAATCTCTTATGGGATTAAATAACTCGTCGTTGTTTACTAAGTCATCTTGAGTGTAGTTAGTTAGACTATTATTTTCTTCAGGTAAATTATCAAAAGGATTTTCTTCAGGTAAATTATCAAAAGGATTTTCTTCAGGTAAATTATCAAAAGGATTTACATTTACTTCTGGTTGCATACTAACGACTTTCGTTTAAAAAATCTTCTTGATTCATATCACTATATCCACTGGGAGTGTTTTTCTCAGTAGTATTATTAGTGATGTAGTCTTCTGCTGAAACTTTATATTTCTTTTCAAACTGTGCTTTTAGTTCTTCTATAGGTAAATTGTTAGGATTATTATTTAAAAAAGATATTGCTGCGGCTGTTACAGGTGGTGTACCTGTATCTTTAACTACTGGATTATATGGTGGGAGTATGTATATATTTTCATCTATACGATTTCCCCAAGGTTCATTTTTAACAACCTCAAAGACCGATAGATCAGGAAATAATATACTAGTCATTGCATCCATTGCACGTTGACGAACAATTTCATTACTAGAATTTAATTCACCTTGCAGTGTAACAATATCTTTCTTTATTTCTTGTGATGTATCTTTAGAATTAATAACTCTATTAGCTTCCCTGCCCAACCATCTTTCAAACATAGCTGCTTGCTTTGTCATCTGATCTACAGTCATTGGTGTTACATCTGCTCTACTGTAATCAACAGTCACTGATGGAGGTGTATAAGTAGCTGCAAGTTCAGCCAGTTTTACAAACTCATCCATACTTAAATCTACATTTAAAGTCTCTGCAAGCTCTGCTCTTTTTTCTGTATTAGTACCCTCAACAAAATTAATAATTTCAAAAGTGTCTATTAGTTCTAAGGGACTAAACTTTCTACCCTTCTCACCTAAACTAGTTAGTGCTTTTAAAACTGCAGAAGCTTCTAAAGGATCTTGAATAATTTGATTTTCATAATCTGTAATTCTTTTTTGATCCTCTTCAGAGTAAGTATCAAAACCTTCTCTTAATCTGTTTTTTAATTTAAGTACATCCTTAACTGTTTTATTAGTTTTATCTGACTTACTTCCTGTAGGACTATATAAATTTAAATCTTTAAGTGTATTTATTTTAAACTTAAGTTGATCTAACTTAAAGTTTTCTTCTGCACGTTTATCTGCTCTAGTCTGAAGGTCAGCTATTTTCTGATCCTTTTTATCTTGACGTAACTGATCCATACCAGCCTTTATGCCACCCCACATACCCATTACACATTCCTCCGTGACATAAGACCCATTGGTTTATCTTCTATTGTTTCTTCAGGCATCTCAGGTGTTTCTTCAGTTGGTTCTTCTAGTGTAGATAGATCAACTTCACCTGTATCTTCCATACCTTCAAGTATTTTAGATGCTTTCCTGCTTTCTATAGCATAATCTATATCCTCTTGTGACATCTCTTCTTCTTCAATGCCTTCCTCATAATCAATACCAGCTTCTTCAGCTATGTTCTTTATAAACTCATGTACTATAGGTGCTATAATAAGACTAACATCTATAGTGTGTCTACCTTCTGATACAGCTGCCCGTAGTATGCCTTCAGTTAATGTAACTACATCTATACCTAACTGAAGCATAGTAACTGCTGCTTTTGTTTTATCTTTTTTAGTTAGCCTGTCTATGTGCCACATAAGAGCATCTTCTGGCGAAGATATTTGAGGTGGGTTTTCCCAAGGAGAATTTTTTGGCTCTGAGGTTAGAGACTGACCAGGTATAGGTGCACTAAACATTTTTATTATAGTCCTTTATGAATTTGTTTGTGTAAACAGATCAAGTTCTGCTTGTCTTCTTTTGACAAGACCTTCATTAACTTTACCATCTGCCTTATTATATTCAAGCATCATCATAGATATCTCTTCATTACCTCGTGTGCCATTCTCTATTAACTTATTAAATCCACCTGAGCCATTGTTGTATGCAAAACTTGTAAGTGCTTTTACTTGATTATCATTCCATCCATAGCCATGCTTACTATTAGCATCTTTAACTATCTTCTCAAACTTTTTAGTATAAGAGTTAAGTTCACTTAATGCTGTTTCTTTATTTATAACTTGACCTTTAGTGGAAGGTGTACCAAAACCAATAGAATATCCATTACCATCTTTGTATGCTGTATAAGAATCTTTAATTTTATTCTCAAAGCCAGCTATAAACTTAGCTGTACTATCATCAATCTCAATCATACCAGAGGCTTCACCTACAGGTATATCATCCGTAATTAAATAACTACTATCAGCATCACCTGATGGCATATCTAATGAAGCTACTTTAGTACCTATAGATTCTTTTATTTCTTTACCCCTATTAAATATAGTATTAAATGCTTCTGTTAAAAAGTCATCATCTAAATCATCAAAAGAACTTTTAAGGGACTTACGTTTAGGTACTATACCTCCTAGTTTTTCATCATCATCTTCATCAATAAAGCGAGAACGTTTTCTACCTGAAAGACCCTTCTGCTGAAACCGCATTTCAGCTTCTTCCCTTGCAGTAGTTAGCAACCCATTGTATTGTAAACTCATATTAATATCCCACTATGTATTTTGCATGAAGCTACCAGCAGCTCCAATTAGAACTGACCACATATCTGTTTTTTCAGCATCTTCTCTGGCCTTATCATATTCTTCATATTTCTTATCAGCTAATATAATATCTAATACACGATCCTTAGAAGCTTCAGAACCTTTATATGCATAGTCCATAAGGTCACGTTCACGTTGCCATATCTGATCAAGAGTACCTTGAGTAAATGCATTAGCTGCTTGAGCTTGTTGCATATTAGCTTGGTTCTGTGCCTGTGTATTAAATGTAGCTACGTTCTGTCTCCACTGAGCATTTGCTTGGGCAATAACTAATGCATTCTGTGCATTAAATTGTTGACGTTGATTTTCTACTTGAGCATTAAACTGCATAGCTGCATTGGTGCTACCAGCATTAAACTGTTCTGTTGTATTAAGTTGTGTAGCATTAAACTGTTGAGTTTGTAACTGGAGATTAGCCATAAACTGTTTAGTTTGAGTTTCAGACGAAGCATTAAATTGTTTAGCTGCATTTTCTGCGGCTTGATCAGTAAACAAAGACTGTATTATTTGTTGAGACTTAAACATTTCTGTCTGTTGTTGATTGTTTAAGTTGGCCATATCCATATCTAAGAAGGCCTTTGCATTTTGTACTGCAGCTTGTTGTTGATTAGATAAATTTTGTTGTTCTAAATTAGCAACAGATGCTGCTTGAGCCATCACCATAGCTTGATTATTATTTAAATTACTAAGGTTAATCGTATTAGCATTACGTGAGTTCTCAAGCGCAATAGATTGTTCAGCTGTAAAGTTCATGTTAGCTATATCAGATATCTTAGCTGAGTTAGCAACACGAGCTTGGAAAGCTTGATCAAATTCTTGTCCTATAAATGTAGCACGTTGTTGTGCGGCAAGCATAGCACGTTGTTGTCTATTCGACAAGTTTTGCATTTCAAAACCTGCAACAGTTTGTGCATCCTGCATAGCTATAGGTAATGCTGATTCCATTGCTGCTTGTATAATAGCCTGACCAGCCATTGATGAAGCACCTAAACCTCTAGCCGCCATCTGAGCATTAGCATTACGCATTGCTCCAGCCGCCCATGTAGGTGTAGCTCCACCCTCAAAGTCTTGCATAAGATTATCAAGCTGACCTTTAACAGTAGCTTGTGTAGATGGTGTAGCAGTAGCCGCTTGTATCTGTTCACTAAATGCAGATGCTTTAGCTGCATCAGCTACACCTGATATTAATTCACCTTGTTGTATTTCTCTTTGTACTGGATTATCCATCACTGTAGCTGTACCTTGAGCCGCAGTTATAGTTGATACGTCAGTGGTTGTAGGATCTTTCGTAGCAGCTTGTACTACACCTTCAGCAGATACAGTACCTTTAGCTGCTTCAGTAGCGTCAGTAGTAGCTTTAACTGCGTCTGCAGCTGTTGTAGCAGTCATAGTAGATGCAGTAACTGGGTCAGCTCCTGCAGCTATATTAGTAGTTTCAACAGTATCTGGAACATACATTGCACCTGGACTGGTAAGTGAACCTGTACCTTCAGCTATAGTACTACCTGAAAGGTTAGTATCTACAGTAGCAACATCGGGTGACTTAGCTAATGAACCTGGGTCAGTTACAGCTTGTGCTGCTAAGTCACGTACACCAGTGGCAAGATCAGCAACACCACCACTTTGGGCATCTTGCATGGTTTTATTTAGTATAGCTAATTTAGCATTTAAAGCTGCAGATATTTTTTCTGAACCATAAGTTACACCAGGTTTTGGTACAGCATTTACCGCTTGTATTTGTAATCCAGTCTTAGCTATAGTATCTAAGTTTTCACCAGTAACATTAGACACTGCAGCATTAATAGCTTTAGAATATTCCACAATAGCAGCTGCATCTTTATCTACCACAGCTTCAGCAGCTTTCATTGCTGCTTCTGATTCATAAACTTGACCTTCTAGTTCTGGTTTAGATGAGGTAAATTTAGGTAATTCTGGTGCAACTTGACCCCCATCACTGCCTCCACCACCAAAGACAGCTTGATCTCTGAAGTGAATACTTGGCATAAAAGGATTGTAAAGATGTCTGCTCATAATTTAAACTTTCTTAGTATGTCTGGTGGCTGAATCGTGCAGTCTACGCCAGTTTATCTTTTCTTTTCTTGTATAGGTGTTGTGATATTCTTTACGTAACATAGACATAATCTGTCTTGTATTACCATAGGGTGCTATAAACTCTATACCCCAAAGCTCTTGTTTACTATCTTCTACGTAATCTTCTTCTGTAATATAATATTCGTCATTAAGAAAATCTTTACCTGCTTCTTTATCCAACCAACACCATGTTATTAAACCTATAGGCTTGTTGTTTTGATAGTATATACGAATACGGTTATGTTTAATAGGAGCTATTAGATATCTGTAGATGTCTTCTACATTATAAACCTTATGCCATTTACTTTGTCTAAATAATTCTAAACCATCTGCTAGAGCTTTATTATTATCTATTTGCATTACACTAGTTTAACTCAAAAACACTAAAAAGTCAAGTTAATTCAGTCGGCTAAAGGGTTGTCTAGTGCTCTTTGTAGTTTAGCATTGAGTCTATCTTCTAGTTCTTTCATGGAAGATGTCTGTGATACTCTTACACGTTCTCTTTGGTTCTCGAATCGTACCTCAGCATCATCAATCATCTTACGTACCTTGTCTTCGTTGTCACGTACCATGTCTTCTACTCTATCAGTCTGTTGTTCTATTCTTAACAGATCATCTTTCAGACCATTCTTAATATCTCTAGTGTACTCTACACTTTCTTCAACCTTCTCAGATATACCTGATACCTTAGCATCCATTACATCCATCTGTTGCTGATATGCACCTAAGTCTAACCCTGCAACTTCTTCTATCTTTTGGTATAGAGTAAAGCCACCATACAAACCACCAACTACTGTAGACAAGAAAGCTATTATAGCTAGTACTGAACTTGCTGTTAGTTTTACACCACCAGCTTTTACTTCTTTGTCAGCAAGGCTTTCAACGTTTGTTAAATCTACCATTAGTTCTCAAAGTCCATACCACCTGTCTGTTGCAGGTTCTTTAATGCTTCTAGCTCATTACGTAGTTGTTGTATCTCTAGTCTACGTTGAGCTAACTCTACCTGATACAAGTCGTCACAATTAATACGAGACTTAGGTTTATCAAGAGGTATAACAACACGGGCATATAATCCTACATCCTTACTTTGGTGTCCAAAACTTGATGGATTAAATGTACCACCTACATTGTTGACTACACCTGTAACACCAAACTCTAAGTTTACACCACCACCTACAGCATTACTACAGTCTAGGTTACCTGCCCTAAATCTATCTGACTGATAGTTCATTGGTGGGTTAGGTAGTGTTAGAGCTAGGTTGTTACTCTCAGCTACTGCTGAACTAGCTACGACACATAATGCCAATGCTAATCTCATGCTGGCTCACCATCAATACGTGAGCATATCCTAGAGACAACCAAAGTTCTTGAGTCTGTCTTTTTTCTTACCTTTGATGTAGTACAAATATATGTAGCTTCATCTAAATCTAACTCACGTATATACACAATAAAATCTTTACGTTCTTTATAACCTACTTTAATGATCCTATACTTAGATGAGAATGGTAGGTTTGTAAAGTTTAAATCAAACAAATCTATCTGATAATACTCTACATCTTCTCGTGAGTTAAACAAAGACATCTCTGCTTTAACTACACCTGCAACATACGTAGGCTTTAACATTGGGTAGGCTGGTGTCATTTCATGTGCAGAAACAACAGTAGCCCAACCCATAAACGCTATGATTAGTTTATTTAGCAATACAGGTAGCCTGTACAACTGCAGTGTATGTACCTCCCGGCAAAGGTTTAGCTGAACCGTAGATTGCACTTGATGCAGTAGAGAACCATGTTGAACCTGCAAGAGTTAGGTTAAAGATAGTGGTACTATCTACTACAACTTTTGCATCATTATAAGCTGACATTCCTGACACAGAAGTTTTAGTTACACTTGTACTTCCTGTCCATGCAAGTGTATCTGTAAGGTTAGGTGAAGAGCTAAAGGATGTAGGGTGAGTTATGTTTGCAGTGTATGAGTCTGCAATAGATACATCAAACCTAATTACAGGTAGTACACCACCATCTGAAGGTGTTGTGCTTAACTTACTGGCAATAGGGTTGCCGTATACACCAGCTTTATCTGCTTGAATAACACACTTGGCGGCTACGCTTCCTGTAATATCTACAGTAGCAAATGCTGGTAATGCACAAAGTGATAGTAGTGCTGTTAAATATTTCATTGTATTCCTCATTTGTTATACTGCATGTCTACCATTTTTTCATGTAGTACTTGTTGGGCTAAATTGTTTCGTAAAGCTTTCTTGTTGTCGGGTATAGTTCCATCTTTTAATCCAGCTGCATCGTTTAGTGTACCGCCGTTTATCTTTGCATTGTAATACATATTGATATTAGTTTGTTTGTTTAAGGCTAATATTATATCGCTTTGATTCTGTGCCTTGAATAGTGTAAGAGCATTAGCAGAGGCAGTCAATCCCATCTCTATGCGTGTCTCTTCTTCTTCCTCTTCTTCATCTAGTATAAGTTTACCATCTTCGTCATACTGAAACTCTTCAGCTTCTAGTGTATCTACAACTGCATCATCTTCTAGTGCATCATAGACTATAACCTCTGGTATCTCAGGCATAGGCTTTACATAACCTGCACAAGATGGGTCAGACTGTGGATCATAGCATTTGTCTAACCTGTAGTTGTATATTACAACAGCATCTTTAACAGTTCCTTCACCCTCAACTTCAACAAACCCAGTACCCCATTTAGATGCTGGTATATTTGAAAGAGGGAAAGACTTAACAATAGTATTTCCGGGTACGCCAGACCAGTCATCAGTCTCTCTAAATGTATAACCATCTCCACTTGCGTTGTGATTACCTACATGTACCTTCATGTCTGCATCTGGGTCTTTTACTGTAGTGTATCTATATAGTAATCCATTTATATCTACACCAGCGATACTAGGTAAGATAGAGTCCATAGACCAACCTAATGCACCTGATGCCGCATTACTTGTAGCTCCATACGTATATGGTTCAGAGTAGGAGTAAGAAGGCAAGAGTACTAAAGATAACACCCAAGCCAATCTTAGTTTCACTGTTCTCATCAAACATCTTTCTGATTACATCGTTTTGATCTCGTTCGATCTCATCTTTAACTGCTTCCATATCCCATGCTAGTCTAGCTTGATCACCAACTAATCCATCTTTAGGGCATGGTGTACCTGCATTCATCATAGCATCGAACACTCTTTCGTCTTGACACATTACTGATACTGCGGCTACCTTCATGCCCATGTCATACATAGTCTTAGCATTCTTGAGCTTCTCACAGTTCATGTCACGTACTGTACGACCTGCTGAGATACCTAGTATCTGTGTCTGTACCGCCCCTGCTACACCTACAGTACATAAGTCAGAGTTACTTGCACTTATCTGTGGAGATATAGCCGATGGTGGTGGGCTATTGATTGTAGTATCCATAGACCCATTAGATGTTATAGTACTGTTTGTATCAGTATATATTGTGTCATCATCATTGGCATATGTAGCAGTACCAATTAGTAGGGTAAATAATATAAGTAAGAGTTTCATTTATTATCTTGTTCTGCCATTCTCTCTACTAGGTTACGAATAGCTTTAATGTTTTCGTCAATACGACCTAGAGAGACAGCTTGCATTTGTACTGTTTTCTCTAGTGTATTAATACGAGTTTCTTGGCGAACTAAATCACGAGCATTATTTTTGACGGATGAGTCTAGTGAAGACACATACCATACAAGTGATATAGTTTGTAGTACGATAGCTACGATTAACGTAACTGGTACTGACTTAGAAAGATGCCAACTCTCAGTCATGGTTTAGTAGGCCAGACTACATTGTCTGGGAAGCCATCTTGATTTGTAACGTCCAAAAGAGCTTGGCGATAATTTTTCCATGCAGTCTTCTGTTCATCAGATTTTGCTTCCCATTCAATAAATCTGCTAGGCACAGGGTCAACTTCAGTTTCTAAAAGCTGATCTCTTATTAGCCTAACTGCGCTTTCCATCTGCTCTACTGAGTGTTCTTCACTAGACATTTTTTATATCCTTATTAAATTAAATTGGAATTATGGCTAAGTTCATGGAGGAATTATAAAACTGTAAATAGCCTTGGTTTTGAGTTTCATGTTCCCCAGCCGTAACTATAATTTTCTGGCCTGTTGAAAGATAAGCACTACTAGGTAAAAAGTTCGTGATACTGCCTGTAGAAGAGGATGGATTATTAGCATAAAACAAATTGGCGCTGGTGATGACAACACCATTAACATAGGCTCTCCACGAGTAACCATGGTAACCACCAGTGCCTGTCCAATACCGATAATTTAGTGTGCCACTTACTGCAAAGACAATACAATCTGATGTCGCAGTATATTCTAACAGGTACTGACCAGCATTGTATTTTTCTTCAGCACCCTTGTCGTCATTGTATGCCATGTTATTACTAGAAGTTACTGTGACTTGTGTTGCTCCGCTAGAAGGGTCTGTCCATTGAGCAGTACCAGCAGATGCGTATGTAAGCAGTTGGTTTGCAGAACCGCCACTAGGGATGTGATTGTTACCATTACCTGTTGGGTGTGTGTAGTTATTAGCGTTTGTTGCACCAGTGTAACCTAAGTCTCCTAATGTAAGGTTACGAGTAGCTACAGTGCCGTTTGCATCAATAACGTGACCATTAGTATCTGTTGAAACATTAAAGTCTAAAGATGATATTACAGAAGCTCCAGAAAGTGGGCTTATTAGAATATCAATATCATCGCCATTGAATGTTGGGTGTGTGTAGTTATTAGCACTTGTTGCTATGCCATCAAGCTTAGAACCATCTGATGCTACATCACGTCCATCTACTGTACCTGATACAGCTATATTGCCTGTTACGTTAACTCCGCTTGATGTTGTTTCAATTTTCTTTGAATTGTCGTAACGTAGATTTACAGCACCATCCTTACTAGCACCTATATAAACTTCACCTGATGAACTACCAATCTCAACATAATTATCATCTTGTATATACATATTACCAGTAGTATTAGTAACAAATGTATGTGAACCATTGTGATAAATCTGTAGGTCATCAGCATTACCAAATCTAGCTTTCTCATTATCTCCAAAGCTAATTGAGTGACCATTGACATCTAAAGCTCCACCTAGTTGTGGTGTAGTGTCACTCACAATGTCTGTGCTTAGATTATCAAATGATGTTTTAAACGCTGCTATGTCTACACCATCTACTGTACCTGATACTGCAACGTTGCCTGTTACTGATATGCCTGTTGATGTTGTGGCTAGTTTGGTTGAATTGTCATATCTAAGTTGAACCTCCGCATTGTTATTACCTAAAATATATAACTCAGACCCATCAGCATTACCCAATCTAAGATTGTTTCCATATATTAATAAGTCACCACTACCACTTTCTTTAATAATTCCGTGTGTACCATCACTGTAAATTTGTAGGTCAGACCCAGTACCGAATATGGCTTTGTCGTTGTCACCAAATGACAAGTTGCCTGTCATTGTACCACCAGCTAAAGGTAACTTAGTAGCCAATGCTGTTGTGAGTGTAGAGTTATAGTTAGCGTCATCGTTGATAGCCGCAGCTAACTCATTCAAGTCATTGAGTGTGCTTGGTGCGCCACCAATAAGCGTTGTGATCTTATCTGTAACGTAAGCTGTTGTAGCTATTTTAGTACTATCATCAGACTCAGCTTGTGTTGTTGCTGTAGTAGTAGATGATAGTGAACCACTGATAGTACCTGTAGCTGTTATGTTACGGAAGCCTGTTATATCTTTGTTTGTATTGACTACGACAGCTTTAGATGCTGATACTGTACCTGCAGTAATACCATCAATGCTCTCTAAGTCATTCTCATTAATATCAGCACTACCTATTACAAAGCTACCGCCTGAGATAGCACCTGTAGTTGTTATAGTAGATGAGCCGTTGTCTATATTACCAAAGCCTGACGTTATGCTACCACTATTCAATGAACCTGTAGAGGTGATGTTAGTTGTAGTGATACCATCTACATATGCTTTGATAGACTGCTGACTAGCAATACCAGTAGCAGAGTCACTAGCAAGATTATCCTCATCAAGGAAGCTCTTACCATCTAAGATGTTTATCTCTTGAGCACTATCTGCTAAGTCTCTTGCCTTACTCATGTTTGATCTCCTATGTAAATCATTCTTCTACTAACATCCAAGATGTAATATCTTCATTCCAAATATATTTGTTTTCTATATCAGGTATTTCTACTGGTGCATTCCATTGACAAGTAGTTTCGTTTAATACCCATGAAGGGTATGGTTTTGGGTGTATAAAAGCGTCTCTAGTGCTATCGTAAGTACCACCTACACTAGCATAATTTTTTCTTATGTTGCTATTGTATGAGGTTTGTACCCACGTACCTTCAAGCTCACTAATATAATCTTCATCAGCAACAATTACCTCTACAACTGTGCCTTCTATAATCTTTGCGTAATGTGCCATATTTTATTTACCTTTAAGAGATAGCGTATCGAACAATAACAATTCCAGAACCGCCACCGCCACCATATCTAGTGCCATCGTAACCAAGAGATCGGCCACCACCGCCACCTCCGCCTGTGTTAGCAGAAGCTGAAGGGGCATAGGGTTGGCTTCCACTAGCACCATTTGCACCGCCACCAGACCCACCAGAACCACCTGAGTAATCCCAAGCACCACCACCTCCGCCACCAGCGTAGTAAGTTCCATTTAGCCACTGAGAACCATTACCTCCAGCAGTACCATTAGAGCTACCATAACCTGTTTGATTAGTCCCAGATTGACTTGCGCCTCCACCGCCAGCACCAGCAGAATAATAGCTGTTAGTTCTATTACCTCCACTATTACCTTGACCTGAAGTTCCTGAACCACCTGATTTATTATCTGGCCCACCTGATGCTCCACCACCAGAACCCCCAGAGTTACCATTATAGCCTTCACCACCACCGCCACCGCCGCCAGTTGAGGTCAAACCAAAGCCAGAACTGTTAGAACCATTGCTACCTGATGATAAATAACCACCGCCGTTACCGCCAGCACCTATAGTAATACTATATCCTTGAGCAGAAGAGTTAGCAGAACCTGTCCTGTAACCGCCAGCACCACCGCCACCGCCGTGAGCTGTACCACCGCCCCCTCCACCAGCTACTACAAGATACTGTAGGGTGTTTGAACCTGCGGCATTTCCAATAGAGCTGACAGTAAATGTACCTGACGAAGTAAAGACATGATATTTATAACCACCAGAAGTAGATGTTGTACCACCAGATGCTGAAATATACTGTGCATTAGCCTTACCATGACCTTGAGACATAGCAATTTGACCATCAGCATCATCAAATAGAGTTCTTACAGCACTGTCATTCATGGTGATTTGTGCTGTACCACTTAGGCCAAGCTCTACATTTACGTCATTTAAAGATATCTGTCCGCTAGATGGTAACGTCATGTGTTATCTCGCTTTTAGTTCTTCGATTTCAGCTTTCAATTCTTTAATTGCTTCAATCATTAATCCGTGAAGTTGGTCGTATTGTACTGTCTTGTATTCAGTCTTATCGTCGTCACCCATTTTGAGGGGTAATGTGCTTTCAGTAATTGCACTTGGCATTACCTTCTCGACTTCTTGAGCAATAACGCCAGCAGACTTTTTGCCATCAGTTAGGTATTCAAATGTGTAACCATTTAGCTGTGATACTTTATCTAAGGCATTGTCTATCTTAACGATGTCTTTCTTTAGACGCTCATCAGAGATTGTTGTAGAGTAAGCAATGACGTTGCCTTCGACGTGCAAGTCTCCATCGCTTTCAATTCGCACTTCAGTCCCACCATTAATCTCAAAATCAATGTGTGAGTTATTATTAAACATAACTCTATTACCATTGTCATACCCAATATTACCACTAGAAACGTAAGCATCGCCTGTTACTGAAATTCCACCTGATGTTGTTTCAAATTTCTTGGAGTTGTCGTAGTAAATTTTTACTGCACCGTTTGCAGTCATATCAATATAAGATTCACCATTTGTCTGTTGTAAATTTAATTCAGTTGACGCTTGTATTTTTAAGCTACCAGTGCCAGCATCTTCAATATAACTATTAGAACCATCATGCCAAATCTGTAAATCGTCATGTGTTCCGCAAATTAACCTATCGTTATCTGTTAAATTTACTCCGCCATTAAAAGATGCACCAGCATTGAAATAAGCACGACCTGCATTAGACATATCAAGGGTAAGGGCTGTGACTACTGTGCCGTTATCAAGTCCCTTAAGTTGTATGTCTTTATCGTTCACTAAAGAATGGATTACAAAATTGCTAGAGTCATTTCCAACTCTACCATATTCAAGCCCACCATCTCTAAAAACTATTAAACTACCATTTGCATCAAGAAACATGTTTCCTGAAGTATCTAGTGTTAGGTTGCCAGATGGATTAACTATAGAGCCTGAGAGGTAGAGGTCTTTGAAGCAATAGCCTGACGCACCTAACGATTCTGTTCCGTTAGAAATAGCAGAAGTTTGGTCAGTTGGGTAAATAGCATTAGTAGTAAAATGCAGACCAGAACCGTCTGCACCTTCCCTAAAAACTGTTTGTGTTACAACTTTATTAGTATAAGCCAAGCCTGAGAGGTGAAGGTCTTTGAAGCGGTGAGAAGATAAGCCTAAATCAATAGCCCCATCTCTAGTTGCACCTGCTGTACCTCTAGGAATTATTGCATCAGAACCACCTGCAAATAATAATGTTGTATCATCGTTGCCAATATACAAGTCACCACTGTTAGCAGTACCAATACTACCTACAGTTGAGCCGTTTTTGCGGAAGTCTACAATATCACCATCGTTTGTTTGTCTATTAAAAAAAGCAACTTGCCCACCGCTTCTTGCAACGGATAAGGTAGTAGGAGCAATCTGAACGCCCTGAACACTACTAGAAGATGCAACACCTGCAGTAGTAGTACCCACCAATAAGTTACCTGATGAGTCGATGCGCATACGTTCTGTATCAGATGTATAAGACCTGATTTGACTGTATGCCCCACCATGGCCAGATTTTAGTAAAAGCATACCTCCGTTACCATGCTCATTACCAGACATCTCGATCATAGCGCCTCGTGAACTTACGACATCGCCACCGCCACCAATTCTCGTTCTTTTGTTGTCTGAGCCATCGCTAGTGTTTTGAACAATGTCAAAGTTTGTATTATTCCCAATTAGTCCTGTGGATGTCACTTTGCCAGTTACGTCTATGCCTGTTGATGTTGTGGCTAATTTTTCTGCGTTGTCATAACGCAAAGAAACAGCACCATTAACACTAGCAGATAAATAAGTCTCATTGTGCGCCCCATTTTGCAGTGCTAGGGTGTCTGCACCTAAGTATAAACCTCCGCTCCCTGTATGGCTAAACTTTGTATTTCCACCATCATGCCTAATGTTTGCATCAGACCCAGCACCTAATATAACCTTATCGTTGTCACCAAAGCTAATGTCACCTGTCATAGTGCCACCAGCTAGGGGTAGTTTAGTAGCAATAGAGTTTGTTATAGTAGTACTAAATGATGCATCATCGTTTAAAGCTGCGGCTAACTCATTAAGTGTATTAAGAGAACCCGGTGAGCTATCTACAAGGTTAGCAATAGCTGTGTCTGTATAAGCTTTGATAGACTGTTGTGTGGCTAGTGCTGTTGCACTGTTAGATGCCATGTTATCTTCATCAAGTATGTTTGTAATAGACACAGAGCCTGTACCAGATAAGCTATCAAACTCAACTGATCCACCAACGTCTAAGTTACCTGTCATAGTACCGCCAGATAAGTTTAGTTTTTCTGTATCATTAGCTAATGGAATCCAGCTACCTGCATGTGCGAAGTAACCTTTACCTGTTGCATGAACATGAGCAAACATACCGTGATAAGTTGATGCACTTGGTAGGTCTGATAATTGAGAATATACGTTACCGAATAAAACTTTATTGCCGTTACCATCAATGTCACCTGTCATAGTGCCACCAGCTAGACCTAAGAACCTAGCATCTGCCGCAGTCTTACTGTAGTGATCTGCAAGTTGGAATGTACCATAACCTACGATGTCAATAATATCACCTGCAGTAGCACCTACACTTAGTACTACAGTAGAACCACTTGTAGCTGTTACGTCTGTACCAACTAAAAGTTTTACACCATTAAGGAAGACATCTACGTAGCCTACATCGTATGTTGCAGAGAACGTAGTCTGTCCTGATGTAGCAGTATATGTGTTACGACCAGATGTACCATTAACTGATGAACCTGCCGCTTGCCAACCACCTGATCCACTACGAACAAACATAATGTTACTTGTAGTATTAAAGTACAATGCACCTGCTATTAAAGCGTCACCGTCATTGTCTACTGAAGGAGCAGATGATTTAGCACCTAAGTATCTGTCGTCAAAGTCATCATAAGAATTAGCGGCATTAGTAGCACTGGTAGCCGCAGCTGTTGCTGAGTTACCTGAGTTTGTAGCTGATGTTGCCGCATTGGTAGCTGAAGTAGCCGCTTGAGTAGCACTTGCCGCCGCCGCAGTATTAGAACCTGCGATACTATCAACATACAGTTTTGTAGCCGCATCAGCATTAGCAGTAGGTGTACCTAATCCAGTAATCTTATTGTCACCCATAGCTATAGCAGATGCCATAGTACCACCTGATTTTAGTAAGGCAGTTGTGTCAACGTAGTTCTTAGTAGCACCATCTTGATTAGCAGTAGGATCACCTAGTCCAGTTATCTTACTTGTACCCATAGCTATAGCACCAGACATAGTGCCACCTGATAAGTTTAACTTAGTAGCATCTTGTGCATCTACATAACCTTTACGAGATAGCTCATCATTTGTTGCAGGGTTAGCTGTAGATGTTACAGCGTTAGTACCCATTACAATATCACCAGTTAGTGTTCCACCTGCAAGGGGTAACTTAGTAGCTATAGAATTAGTAATAGTAGTTGAGAAGTTTGCATCGTCATTGATTGCCGCAGCTAACTCGTTAAGAGTGTTTAGTGCATCAGGAGATGAGTCAACTAAAGCAGATACCTCAGTGTCTACATATCCCTTAGTAGCGGCATCTGTTGAAGCACTTGGAGCACCTAAACCTGTTACTTTACTACCGCCCATAGCAATAGCACCTGACATAGTTCCACCAGACAGGTTAAGCTTTAGTGCATCTGCAGTATCTACATAGTTCTTTGTAGCCGCATCTTGAGCACTGGTTGGATCAGTAACATTAGCAATAGTTGTACCTGTAACATCTAGTGTACCGTTTACAGTTACATTGTTAAATGTAGATAAACCTGACCCTGCAGTTACATTACCTGTTACATTGCCTGTAAGATTACCAGTAACGTTACCTGTGATATTACCTGTTACGTTACCTGTAAGTGGGCCTACAAGACTTGAGCCTGTAATAGTTGTACCTGTTATTGCGGCTGTAGTAGAAGCACCAATAATAGTACCATCAATATTACCACCGTTTATATCTACAGTAGCTAGTGTAGCCTGACCAGATGTAGAGACTGTAGTAAAGCTACCAGCAACGGCTGTTGATGCACCTATAACTGTATTGTCTATGTTACCTGCATTAATGTCTACAGTAGTTAATGTTGATGTTCCTGTAGCTGTTAGGTCTGTTACAGTAGCAGGTGAAGCTGATGAAGCACCAATAGTTGTACCATCAATAGCACCTGCATTAATATCTACAGTAGCCAGAGTAGAAGTACCTGTAGCACTTAGTGTAGTAAATGAACCAGCACCAGCAGTTGTACCACCTATAGTTACGTTATCTATAGCACCAGAGTTTATGTCTACAGAAGTAATAACACCTGTAGTTATATTAGCTGTGCTTAGGGTAGTTGTTCCAGTAACACCTAATGTACTTCCTATAGTAAACGTACCTGCAACTGCACCATTAATATCTACATCTAGTGTATCTATATGTGCTGTACCATCTAAGTATAAATCTTTAAACTCTAAACCAGATGTACCTAAGTCTATATCATTAGTTATTACAGGTATAATAGCCCCATCAGAGAAGCGTATTTGTTCTACTGCGGCTGAAGATACCTCTACAAAGACACCTACTTGATTAGTAGCAGTGTTTATGACAACTTTGTTTAGTGCGTCAACATCACCAATAAGAGGAATGTAACCACCTTCTCCTATTGATCCATCGTGTTTGTGTCCACTTGACACTGCAAATGCATCACGGAGCTTGTTGTACTCGGCGTTAATAGGTGCTGCACGAAGTGTAGCTGTTGGTATTATGTCTGCTGAAGACTGTCTTACGTAACCTGCCAAAGTATTATCTCCTGTCGGCTGTCTCATACGTCAAGGCTACTGCCTGTATAGTATGACTTGCATTTGTATTATTCGTAACGTAACTTATCGAAACAGAGTTACCTGATCCAGATATATTTGTAAGTGTTTTAGGTGAGGGATTACCATCATATATACCACCTGCTCCATATATAGCTGTACCATAAATTGAAGCTGCACCCTCTGTAGTAAACTCATAGTTAGTAGGGTTGCTTGTCCCTGTGTCATCGTAGTCATAAGAGACACCAACAAAAACTTCTGTATCACCCTCTGATTTTAAGTAAGTGTTTACTTTATGTATTACCTTACGTATTTCTGGGTCTTCCATATAGTAGTAGGGTGTTTGATATAAACTAAAGATAGAGTTACCACCAAAGCTATTACCTTTTTCTTGTCTATGTACTCTACCAGAACCATCTCCATGTATTACATGTTCAAATTGTCCTATGTATCCACTAGCTACACAATTTGCTTCCATACCAGTAAGCTGACTATACTCAAAAATACTCTGCTTATTCTGACTCTTACGTATACCACCTATTAAAGATAGAGAAGCATCGTTTTTAAAGAAGAATCTAAACTGTGACTTCTTCCTAAGTACTACAATAGCTACATCTTCTATTTGTTCTGATAGATAATAGTTATCGAATATAGACTGTATTTCTTTAGAAACTGTAGCGAGTTCAACATCACCAATTTTATCAGTACCAGAAACAGGACGTATACCATCAGGCCCTAAGAAAAGTAAGTCACCACCAAATTCTACCACAGAATCAGGAGCAAGGCAACCCATATTTGAAGTAACATTTTCTAATACAAAGTTAGCCGCATTATTACCTGTTAATCTTTTTATATTATTAGCACCAAAAATATATAATTGATTACGGAACTTTTTAATTGCTGTTATAGTGTAACCTACATTAATAACACCAGCACCATTAGCAGGACTAAAATCTGTAGCATTTAAAGGTGCACTAAAAAATAAGTTAAACGGTTCAGATGAATCACCACATAAGAATGCATGAGAGGCAAACTCTTCTGAATACTTAGGATTATTAGGTGCTTGAGTGTGAGTTATCTGTACGTAATTAGTTCCGTCATAAGTTGCGGCTGGATTTACCCCATCAGTAAGAAGTATTACTTCGCCTGACCAATTATAACTAGTAAATCTAATCCTAGATACGTTAGTCATATTAGGATTACCAGCTTCAGGTATAGCTACCCAAGAGTCACTAGAGTCTTGCCATCTATATAAGTAATCATGACCCGATGTAGGTTTTCTACATGCAAATATACCATCGTGTAAGTTGCCGTTTACTGTTAGTCCTAATACAGGGCCTGTTCCGGGAACAGTACCATAGTCATTAGAGTAACCACTGATACGACGATACCCACCCGATAGGGCAGGTTCATAGTTAATCATACGTATAGCACTACCAGATAAGCCAGAGGCTTGAGTTAAGGGATCTACGTTAGTGATTAACCCTCCAGCACAAACTGACAGGTATGTACTTAATTTATCTGCCATTTAGCCAAAACTCTTAGTTATTACATTAGAACCTTTTGGTATATACAGTAGATAAAAGAGAGTCTTTACTATCTACAACAAGTCTTCTCATAGACTTAATACCTACTTTAAACTTGTCCTTGTGTAATTGTGCTGATTGTTCATTAGATCTAAAGTGCATTAAGTACATCATAGCACCATCAATAATAACATGTTTAAATCTATCAGGTATAATACACACATCAGTACTTAAAGATAAATCGTTTGGAAACTTCCAGTATTTATATTCAATAACGTAAGCTACATCAGGTACTGGAGTAACACCAAACTTTTCTTCTTGTGTCTTATAAACATTTAAAGGTTTTGTATAACCATCTGTACCAGAAGTATCATCATCAGCTCTACGAGTTGACAAGTACTGTTCATATGATAATGGTTTTAAAACACCTGGATCTGTTGTATTAGTATTTTTTAAATAAAAAGATTCCCAATCAGCTTTTGAATAGTCTGAAGGGAAATCGTAAGTCTTCGTACCTACTGATAGTGTTTGTTCATAGGTTACTAACGTGAAGGGCCACTCTTGAGCCTCTTGTAGTATTTCACGTATAGAAGAATTAATAGAATCTTTAGCCAGTGATTGTACGTTTTTAGTTGTAGCAAAATCTGCCTCACCAATTTCAACCTCGTTAAGACGACGAAGTAATTCATTCACTAGGTTTATATAAGTCGCCATGTCATTTCCTACGAGATTTTAAATGTATATAAAGGGGCTAACACTAAGCCAGCCCCCTTAAAGTATTTTATTATGCTAAGTTATATTTAGCTGTGACCAACGCTTCTGGACGTAAGATCTTGCGTCCGTAAAGATGCATACCACGGCAGATATCAGCGAATGAATCTGGATCACGGTATGTTTCTGTTTTGTTGATTTGCTCTGCAGTTGCTACAGCTGAATCATGACCAGCTACGATAACACCGTAGTTAGCATTTTGGTTAGCTGTGTTTGTAGTTCCTGCACCAGTACCTACTGAAGGTAAGTTACTTGAAGTATATACACGGAAGCCGTGGAAGTTGTTCAAGACTAGACCGTTACGTAATCCACCTGACTCACCGAAGTCTGCGTTAAACAAACGTGAATCTTCATCACGAAGGACTTCCATCATGATAGGATCAAGTACTAGCCATCTACCTGCAGTGTCTACTTGGTTCTGATCTAACAAACGACCCATACGTGAAATCAACATTGCTGGTGATACGTATGCTGTTGGTAGAGCAGTTGCTCCTGGTAAACGTGCTGCAACTGGGATCGAGTGATCACCTGCTGAAGTTGTAGTAATGTTTCCGAAGTCACCTTTTTTCAGCTTGTTAGCTGCAAGTAATTCGTCTGAACCAGCAGCTGTATTAGCTTTAGTTCCATTTACTGCATCGTTGACTGCAGCTGCATTAGCATGTAGAGCAGACTGTTTATAACCACTTAAGTAACCCAATACTTCTTGGTCATGCTGATCAGCCAAGCGGAAAGCCGCACGATTGGTAGCCATGTCCATGAAATTAACATGAGAGTGTGCTTCTTCGATGTCGTCGATTTTAAATGCAAAGTAGTTTGCTTTATCTACAACAAGTGAGAAATCAGCATCAGCTAAATCTTGTGCAGCAATAGTTGTGCCACGCTTGTATGCTGATACGCTTACTTCAGGTTCTTTGATAATTTTTACAGTGTCACCTTGCGATGCAATTTCACCGAAATAATCAGAGTTAGTTATGTCGCCACAAACTGTGGACTTGCGGAATGCAAGTTGTACTTTTTTAGAATAAATTACGGAACTAAAGTTACCATTCGGTAAGTTTGTATATCCGCTTGCGGATGCAAATGCCATTATAATTCTCCTTGAATGTTTGGCTTATGATAAAGAGGTAAGTACGAGTTAAAGGTACATACCTCAACTCAGAGAAACTAAACGTAAAGCAAAGAGGCTGATGATTTTCTAGGGTGCATTATAATAACAGTCGGCCAACCATTATCTAAACGGGCCTGTACTTAATCAGGTAGTTCTTATTTGTAGTTTAAGTTTTATTGGTTGTAGGCAAGAGAGGTAGTCCACAAGGGAGGCTCTTGTTCCTGCCGATAGTTATACTTCAGATAAACATAATGTCAACACTTAACGTGCATTTCCTGAAATATCGTAGACAAATTTACCATTGCGCATTGCTTTGTTAATATTGTCTTGGTTTTCTTCAAATTCTTTACTAGACATTCTTGCTACATCAGACTCACGGATTTGTCCACCAGCCTCATCAGCGTCTACTTTAGTCTTTGAAGTTCTACTAACCATAGAAGCTGCTGCTTTTTTACCAGCTTTCTTAGCTTCTTTAGTTAATCCTTTGTCAACCTTATACAAGTCGATAACTCTAATTACAGAACGTGGATCATCTGCATTCTCATAGACAGCATCTTGTACCCACTTAGGTTGTTCTTCTGCCCAGTCATGAAAACTATCTGACTCACGTATTGTAATAAAATCTGAATGAGACTCTAAGATAGTAGCCTCTGCTGACTTACGCATAGTCTCATCATTCATTTGATCTAGCTGTTGTAGTCTTGCTTCAGCTTTACTAAATAATTGTTGAGCTTTCTTAGCAGCTATAGTCTCTACTATTCCAGCAATATCAGGATGTTCTGATGCCCATGCGTCTATATCTTCATCAGACTTAGGTGGGATAATATTTTCACCCTTCATACGAGCTTCTAAGTCTTCAAACTTTTCTTGCCAGTCTTTTTCTTTTTCAGACATATGACGACGAAGATCACCATACCTTTTCTTGAAGGATTTTTCTTCTCGACTTAACCCCTCATCAGACTCCGATGCTTCGGCTTCCTCTTTGGCTTCTTCTTGTTTGGAACTACTTGCATCCGATACTTCGGTTGCCTCAGATCCTTCGCCATCGGATTCTTCTTCAATAGTTTCACCACGAGCCTCTGCTTCTAAACGTTCTATCTCTTTTTCTTCAGCTTCCATAGCTGCACGTTTTTTATTATTATTGTAACCCCTATCTACAAATCCTGCAGTCTTCGGGGTTTCCATTGTACTTAGTTCTGGCATATCCATTATCCTTATGTTGGGGTCAGCATTATTGCTGAGTAGCCTTATCGTTGTTTGGATACCTTATAGGTATTTATTTCTTTTTTGGTTTCTTTACTAATCCACCTTTTTTGTAGTAACTTGCATCATACTCAACATTATTATTAAAAGTAGGTCTTGATGGTGCTGAAGTACCTGGTGGGCCATAGTTAGGTTTATTTGGGGTAGTGTAGGTTGTGTGATCGTAGTTAGCTATGGGTGGAGAATAACTACTACTACTTCCTCCACCACTACTTCCACCAGAAGAGACACTTGGTGGTGGTGTATCAGGAAGTTTTGTTGGTAATTTAACTACTGGTGGATCTTCATCTTTAACTTCAGGTTTAGGCCTTTTGCTTGGTCTAGCATTTGCTAATAGCTCTTGTGCATATGGATCATTTTCTATAGCTTTCATTATATCGCTTTTAGTAATTACACCATTAGGACCAGTTCCTTGCGCACCAAACTTACTAAGTGAGGGTAAAAAACTATTACCAAATTGTTCTTTAAGACTTACTAAAGCTATGCTTGCACCTAAGTAGTCTTGATTTTTAGGGTTAGTATAGTGTTTAATTTGATTTTCAGTTAGTGTTTTTATATAGTTATCTTTGTAAGTTATGCCCATATCTAGGCTTTCTTTATCTCCCATAATTTCGGAAATAAAATTAGTAGCATTTAACTCATTTACAGTTACACTAGTTTCATATTTTTTAGCTAGTGTTGTTGCTACACCTACAACTCCTTTTGTTGACCAAGATGGAGCATCTTTAAAAGGGTCTTCTACTATTGTTTCAAAGTGTTTTTTAACAGCTTTAGGATCAGACCAATCAAGTTCTGCATTCTCAACTCTCCAACCATCAGGTTTATATCCACCACTTATGGCTGTACCACCTATACCATCTTGATTATTATTGTCACCAGGTTCATTTGTTTGCTGTGGTTCTGTACTTGCTGGTATTGGTATACATGTGTTGGTATCTGGATCTAAAAATGTCCCAGGCGCACATACAGGTGATACCTCATCTGCTGGCCTATCGGGAACTCCAGGGCCTTGATAAAAGTAAGAAGCACCTGGAATACCAAACATACTTGATAAAGTAGTTGGGGTTGTTGCATAGTTTTCTTTACCTTCATTAGACATAGCTGACATATTTAAAGGTGCTATTCCACTAGGTTGTCCTAATGTTCCTAGACCACTCATAGATAATGGATCTATATAAGTACCTTCAGAAGCTTTAACAGGTTGTTGATTAGTTACTGGATTAGTTGTTTGAGCAGGAGCATTCTGTGCTTGCATCTGTGCAGGTTGATTAGTAGCTGGGGTACGATTAATAGTAATACCACGTTTAGCTAACTCATTCATAATTCCAGGATTATTTTTAGTCATCTGCATGAACTGACCAATAACTTGATCTATACGAGTAGGATCATTATAAGGAGATTGGGTCATACCGCCAGCAGCAAAACCTACAGTTATACCACCTTGATTTAATTTTTGATTTACTACAGGATCATTCATAGCAGTATAGACCATCTTATCCATAAGACCGCCATTAGCTACACCTGTTCTCATCATTTCTTCGAGACCAGCTAGATCGTTTTCAGTCATACCTTTATTAGGTTCAACAGGTTCACCACCTATTCTACCATCTTGTTCCATACTTCGCAAGCCCATTTTAGCTTCATTACGCATTTCTTCAAATACACGGACACCAAAGTATCTTACGACATCAGCAGGTACTACATACTCACCTTCAGATAACTGAGCTGGTATATCGTCACGGACTTCACTAGCAAGAGAGCCTGAAGGTATTTCATTACCTGATACAGGATCACGATCCATTCCGTCATCTGCAATACCACCTTCTTCAAACATACTCATTTGTCTATTCATTATCGTTTACCTTTTTATCTGCATACTTTATAATTTCTTCTGGAGAAAAATCTCCTTGTACTTTTTCTGCACCTCTTAAATATTTAATTTCAACAGGTATAGTAGGTCTGTCACTTTCAATAGCTTCTATTATTCTATGGTTGCCTTCGACTATAAACGGCTCTCCATCTTCACGGACATGTATTAAAATTGTACCTCTAAATTTATCATAGCCTTCTTCAGCAATATTCTTTTTAAGGTTTTTTAACTTTGTTGGGTCAGGTCTAAAATTTTCTTCACCCATTGCACCTTTTACATCTTTAAATACTTTTGGGTTAATGTTAAGAGGTCTTTGAAAATATCCAGTTACACCATCTGAGTTACCTAAGTTTGCTCTGTATGTATCTGGTTCAGCATCTGCTTTTGATTTTTCGGCAAATCTTAATTTACTTTTTAACCAATCACCACCAGGGTTATCTGTTTTAAATCCAAAGTCTTCTAACTTAGGTGAGTTAAATGATTTAGAATAAGAAGGATTGTACTCATCCTTCATTTCTTTTTTTGCTTCTAAGTTTGTCCATTGATCCCCGTACTGTGAGTCTTGGGTTTTTTCAGGAAGTAAAATTTTTCTTTGTTTAGCACTTAAGTTCATTCTATCTGTAACATTACGTGCTTCTACTTCACCTGAGTTAAGTTCATAAATAATATGTTCTTTTTCTTCTAAAGGTTTAAACCCTAAAGGATCAAAATATTTTTTAGGTTCTATAGGCTCTGTAGGTTTTTTAGTTACAAGGCGTTTTAAGATAGGTAGGTCGTTATATTTATCTAAATCTTTTTTATATTGTTTTGCAGCTTTTCTGTAGTCTCTCCAAACCTGTTTACCTTTATCAGATTCAGAAGCTATTTTAACCAGTACGCTTACAGCATCAGTTTCATCAGAAGTACCAGAATCAAAGTTTTCTGCTCTTTGTATTACATGTTGCATTTCATGAAGTATTGTTGATTTCCAAACATCATCACTTAGGTTAGGGTTCATAGCAATATAACCATAGTTTGGTTCAAAGTAACCCAATACTTCTTCATACTTAGGATTTTTAAAAAACTCCCTATCTGTTATAACAGCTACATTTTTTAAGTTCGGATACTGTTCAAATAAAACTGGGTGTTCTATAACTTCATCTAAACTAGTCCAAGTTTTTTCAATTTTATATCCAGGGTTAGCATTTTCAAATTTAATTTTTTCTTCTGGAGAAAGGTTATAGTATCTTAATTTTTCTGATACAAAATCTTCTACGTCATAACTAGGGTCTTCACCTACAACAGTTATATTTCTATTTTTTATATTAAGTTTTGAATCATCTATTTCAAACCTTAACATTCCATCTCTACCTCTAAAATATTCACCACTGTTATCTAAAGATTTTAAAGTTTTCTTAAAATACTTTGGGTGCTCTATCATTAAAGATATTGCGTTTGATTGAGCTATTTGTGCTGTATCATTATAAAAATAATACTCTGGACTCTTTAAAGCTACTTCAGGTATTTCTGGGCTTTCAGGGTCTAACTTTTTAATCTTTTGTAACATATCAAAGTCTAAATCAACTTCATTAGATAAAACTTTTTGCTTAAAAACTTCAAACTCAGAATTAAAAGAATTTGTAATCCTATCTACATCAGGTGCATTTTTTGCATTAAGTCCACCAAAAATTCTTAGTGAACCTTCAGGTACTTTAACTAAGGATGAACCTACACCCATACCAGCAGTAGCATCAAATGTATCAGCTAAAGTTATATCGTCTCCAGATACTTTACCTGTTGCAGCACCTGATATTTTAGATACTGTATCGTAGACCCCTTCAGCAACTGCTTTACCTACACCATAAATTTGTTGTATACTTGGTAAATCAGCACCTTCTTCCCACCATAATTTAGCTGCACTAACTACAGGCTTAAGGTTTTCTTTCCAACGTTCAGCACCTGTTCTATTATCTTCAGGTTTAGCTTCTCCAGATATAGTGTAGGTTTTACCGAGTCTGTCTATGAACATATGCCCACCATCAAACTCACCTAAGTATCTATCATCATCTCTTGCATCTAATAAACTTAGTGGTCTACTATCAAGATCACTAATTGTAACTGGAGCTACTAGTTCTTCTTGAACTTCTGTTTTATTATCGTCAAGACCGAAAGCACTTTCTGTTTGATCTTTGAGACTAGCTGCCCCACCTTTGAAATAACCATATGCTTTATCCCCCATTGACCTGATCTCTTAGTTGTTTTATCTTACGTAAAGCAAATGCTTGTCCTTGTAATCTAAATAGTTCTTCTGCTCTACTAGACTGTTCCATTACTCTATGAACCTCTGAGATTCTTCTGTCTATTTCTTCTAGAAAAGAATCCCATAGAACCTTATCATTTACAAAAGGTTTTAAATTATTCATGCAGCACCTTGTCCAGTATTAGCTGAGAAGCCAGGTTCTCCTGGAGTAGGCACTGAGCCTGTCCCTATAGTACCACCACCAGCTCCTGTAGGATCTCCTGCCTGTGCACCAGCTGGTCCACCTTGAGGCTGTCCTGGGGCTTCTGGTTGAGGCTCAGGAGGATTAGCTTCCTGCCATTTCTTAAGCATCTCTGCTTGTATTGTAGCATCTGACATTGAATTAACTAATTTATCAGGGTCAAGTTCCATAGACTTAGCTATCTCACGAATAATGTAGTCCATCTTAGCAAATGGTGCTAGTACTGGGTTTTGCACAACCTGTAAAAATTGCATTAATCTTTGGCTACGTACTTCATTAGCCATTAAGCTTTCTGTACCACGAGCCTTAACATCAAGATCACCCTTGATCTCTTCATCATAATCAAACTGCATGTTGAAGTTAAAGAATGCTTTAGCCATAGGGCCAAGTAAATAATCATCTACATTCTTGACTACATTACGGATACTTCCGTTAGCCGCAGACATAAGCATTGAAATGCCAGAAGCTGTACGGCCTACACCTGACACACCTGTTTGACCATGTGCGAAAGAAGGAAAGCCTGTTGATTCATCTGATAATACACGAGCTTTATCAAACATCTGCATGTTTTCATTAGAAACATTTGGAAACTTAGTTCCAAAGATTGCCTGTCCAGGTGCTCCACCCTGTCGTCTAAAGACTTTTCCAGGATACACAGATAGATCTTGACCTGGGGTTAAGTTAGTTTCATCAACCTCTATAATCATATTACCAGATAAAGCCGCATTATCAACAGCCATTCTCATAAAACCATTCATAAGAGTTTGAGTATCATCCATGTTTTCAGCAATACCTATACCAAATAAACTATACGGACTTACTTCATAAGGTACAGCATAATATGGTATTAGTGTAGGTGTAAATGGATTCATTACTAAACGTAGTACTTGACCGTTACAAATCCAGATGTTTACTGAAACTTGATCTAAATCTTTTAACTCATCTGGGATATCTACATCATGCCCTTCAAGAACTTCTGTATCTACATTACCCCAAAACTCTAAAACTTCATAACGTTCTGCTTTAGCTTCGTTAGAGTCATCTTCCATAGCTTGTTCCCACCACTCTTTAGTGTAGGACTCACCCATGTTTACTGCTGTATCTATAGCATTCTTACGGAAGAAAGGTCTACGTTTAAGCGCACGTATTTGAGTACGTGACATCTTATGACGTTCTATTATATACTCTGCTTCATCCATGTTAGCTGCATCTGGATCAGGATAAAAGTTCCATATAGATACAGATGAGGTTTGAGGTACTGTTTTAATTAGAGGTGTATATTCACCTTCTTCGTATTTAGGATATTCTTTATCTACAGCAAAGGGCCCTTTCATTACTCCTGTACCAAATAAGGCACACTCAAAGGCAGCAACTCTTAGTTGTTTGTTTGCATTAGACTCTTCTAATTGATCATGGATTTTCTTTTCCATTTTCTTTGCAGAGATCATAGCAGGGTGTATAGTAATTTCAGTAGCAGTTCTACCATTACCTTCTTCAAGTAGATCCATTACAGGTGCTAGCTTACTTTTAGAACCTGATAAACGTTCCTGCAAATCTATTACAGTTTCACCTGGACGTAACTGCATTTCTTCTGGGCCAAACTCTTCTCTGGCTTTACGCATATCGTCATTTGATTCAAAGAATACTGAGTCTGCTACACCTTCAGGTAGTGTAGTAGGGTCAACTGTAATAGGGAACTTACTGTTACCAAAGAGTACATCTACTATTTGACCATAAGCAGCTAGTACTTTAGTCTTAGTAACTTTAACAAACACCCTAGACTTTTCTGTAGAAGTAAACTGGACATCTGGTCCATATAAACCACGATAGTTACGGTAGGCTTGTACCCAACGTTTTTCTTCGTTCTCACGAGCAGTGGAAGCTTTAGTATAATGATCTTGTACTAAACCAACTACAGTTCCTGAAAGTGGATCAGAATAATTATCTTCATCCATGTCTTCTATAGCATTAGCCTCTACTGAGTCCATTGCCATTTCATTTTCAAAGATTTCATCTTCTTCCATTGCTTTTCCTTAATAACCGAAAGTTGGGTCGCTGGCTTGAAAACCTGAGTTAGATGTAGGATCATAATCAAATAAACTACTTCTAGGTCTTGTCATTATTCCGTATCTTAATGCATCGTACAGGTGATCTTCAGCATGTGTATCTACATCTTCTGGATTCTTTTTATCTAAAGGTATAGAAGGTAATTGAGATATAGTATTAGAACAAGTGTTAAAAAATACTAGTCTAGGTTCTTCTGTAAACTCATCAACTTGTAGTCTTCTGTGTAATTCGTTCTTACCTGCTACACGAGATCCTTTTGATCTATCTGCTGGTCTCCACCTACACCCACGCATTATCATTTGTTCTGCTAGAGATGGTCCAGTATCACCACGTTTATGCCACAAAGAACTATCAAGTACACCATAACGTATTTTTTCAAACTGTTCAACATCTAATATCATATCTGCTAAATCAGTAGCAATAACTTTAGATACATACATTTCTCGATAAACAATCAGTTGTTCATCAGGTGATACTGCTATCCAAACAACTCCAGTATACGAACCATAACCATAGTCACATGCTCTAAACTTAGGCCAGTTATGGAATATCAAATGGTTCAATTACATGTATCTGTCTGTTGAACTCTGGGAAGGCTGCACCTTCATTAATATCCCAATCACCTTCAAGTAACTGCCTACGCTGATGCTCAGGTAACGACAGTAGGTTTGCCTCGTACATACCATCATCAGCTAAATAAGGATTATCAAACAAAGTAGCAGGTATAAACCTACGTTTGAATAATGGTTCACCTTCTTTGCTATGACCTTTAGGCCACTCAATAACATCACCTGTTTCAGGATCTGTAGCCCAGAAAGCCTTATTAGGTACTTCAGGGTCGATGAAAGTCTTCTTTACCCATTGATGACCTGGGCCACCTGGGTTGGATGTTGCTCTCATATGGAGAGGTAGACCCGATTGTTTAGTTGTACGTAGCCTTGAACGCATATAGTTCCAAGGATAAGGTGTAGGCCACTGTGTCATCTCGTCAAAACCAATCCAATTAAAGGCTTGACCTTGATATCTCATTACATCATCATCTCTATCTAGATATGACATCCATAATGTCCACCTGATGGTGCAATCCAAGTCTTATCTCTTTCCATAAACTTAATCCCAGGTATTGCTTTGGGATATAGTTGTTTAGATACAGATATAAGCTCTCTTAACTCCTCTGTACTTCTACGTACTAGCAACATAGTTGCATGAGGGTTGTTTAGAAAGCGTACAGGGTCAGCAATCATAGCATATGACTTGCCACCCCCAGCAGAACCACCATAAAGTACCTCTTGTTCTGTAGATGCTAGGAAATCTGTCTGTGGACCTTCGTTAGGTTCAAAGATTATGTTCCTTGTAGCTTTCTCTACGTCAATCGGTGGTGATTTCACCTGCGCTGGTGCTAGTTCCTTTTGGGACTCTTGCACCGATACGTTGTCTTTCGAGCTTTTCCGCTTTTTCTGCGGCTTTTTTGTACTTTTCTGCATAGAAGCGTTGGATTGAAGCTTCTTTCTTACGTTTTTGTTCAAGTTTAACCCTCTGCATAAGACCCACATGAGAGATATAACGTTCTGAAGTAGCACTTAGCCAATTAGAAACTTCACGTAGGCTATATTGCTTAAGATACTTCTTAGCTTGTTCGAATAATTCTAACTCTTCTGGGATTGGTAGTAGTATATCAGAGTCATTGGGGTCTTGTCTATAGCCAAATGGTATAACTCTACCTACTCTTACTACTGGTAGCCAATCAAACTCACCTTCAGCTTTTTCTGGCTTAGGTAACTGCCAAGTTTTATTAGTCTTCATCTGATTTAGGAGGTAATATAAACAAAGGACTCTCTGCTTTAACCTCAACCTTATCTGTTTTTACAAAGCCAGCTCGATCTAGTAGATCTTTTGCAGCTGCCATTTTTTCTTTATTACCCAAGTCAGTTGGGTTTTCCATTACGTCTAGCATAGAGTATGCAGCTTGAGGACCACGAGTAGCTATAAGACTCTTAGTCCTCTCTGCAATCTCTGCTTCTAGAGTTTTCATTATACTAGCTGAAGATGTACCTTCGGCATACCCTGCAAGTTTAATTGCTTGCATGGTATTACCTCTGGCATCCCCAAATAATGCTTCAAGAAACATTTCTTGTTTTTCTGTAAGGTTACGAGCCATTTATTCTCCGTTTGATATCGTATCTTGATACACCGATATCTTTTAATTCTCTATCAGTTAAGTGTGTAAGTAACCACAAATCTGCTCTAGCCTGTTGTGATTTTTGTATTGAATCGTGTAAGGCTCTAAGCCAAATTGAAAATGTTTTAAACATATAAGTTCTCCAGTGTGATACTACAAGACATTTGTAGTTTACTGAAGACTAGTTTTACACAAACAGTTATATCATACTATAGATAATAATGCAACCCCGTTATGCTTTAACGTGTCGGATTATAAAATTCTCTACAAGATATTAGTACTTCCATAGTATTAGTTGTCTCACCATATGCAACAATCTTATCCCCTGCATGAAGATGTAATACCCCAGCACCAAATATGTTTTCTGCTGAGTTACCTGCTATAGTATGGTTCTTAAGTACGTAATGATAAGTAGTATCATCTTGGTGATAAAACTGCAGGTAAATTTTCTTAGAAGAGTTATTGTTATTAGCTACGTGTAGTAAGTCCACTGTCGCATCATGAAATGGTGGACAAGTATACACAAGAGTAGCGTTAGCACCTGTAGTAGTAGATGCTATCGTTACTGCTTCTGTAGCTGTAGAATAGGCTATTTCAACCATTTAAGTACCTGATGGTCCTTTTTTCTTTCTTTTATTAGTACCTTTAAAATCTGATACTGATTGCAATGCTTTCTTAGCATATTGTACAATGCTTAACTTAGGTGGTAGACCTAACTTTCTACGTTGAGCTACTGACATGTTTTCATACTGTTTAAAAGTATACCTACTAAGTGCATTTTCTTGTGCTTTATTTTTCATTTTATTAGCAGCACTTCTTTTCTTAGCATTAGCTTTATTTTTAGGATTGACAGCTAATGTCTTTTTAACCTTAGACTTATTGCTAGGTGACTCTGGGTCTACCTTACGTTTTTTAACTTCTGCTTTACCATCACCTCTACCTGCTCCAGTTATAGCTGAAGTTTTAATAGCACCAGGTTTGTACCTAGATTCACCATTAGACTTCTTACCTAATCCTGAAGGACGTAATCTAGGTTTAGTTGAAACTTTCTTAGCTGGTGGAGCTGCTTTATTTAAGTCTGATGCAAGTGCTGCAATCATAACCTTACCATTTTTATCTGTATAGTAAAGACTTCCAGCTTTTTTTGCTGCAGAAATACTTTTATATTTACCAGCATCTTTTTTAGCAGCTGCAGTACTTAAACCTTTGGCTTTTTGTTGTGCATTAATCCAAGCACGTAGAGTCATCTTAGCCATCTATTTAATTCCTTTTCTTTTTAACTGTAGCTTTTTTCTTAAGCATACCGCCTTTACTATAACCTTTTTTATTTATAGGTTTTGTTTTACCTAATTCTTTCTTTATTAAAGTGTCAATGTCTTTTTTTACTTTAGCCGTAGCTTTCATCTCTGGGTACATTAACTTTATTAGCTTTGATATATCGTCTTGACCTTTAGCCATTATTTTTTTCCTTGCGTTGGTTTCATAGATGCGCCACAGTTTACATAGCCACCTTTACTGTATCCTGTTGGTTTCTTTTTAGCCATACCACCGTGCATATACCCAGACTTTTTCTTCATGTCTGAATCCTTCATCATTGTGCCATCAGGCATTTTGTGATAACCTTTTTTCATAGTAAGTCCGCCTTTCGAAGCTCTAAATTTCTTAGTTTTTTCTGCAATTTTCTTTGGTTGTTTTACAAATTGTTTTCCTGCTGCTGTGCCTTTACGTTTAGCTGCACTAGTAGCTGCATATTCTGCTGGGGTTAAAGCTTCTCTTGCTTTTTTAGGGAGATAACGTTCTCCTGTTTTAGCACTAGGCTTACCGCTTTTAGTTCCCCACTTTTCTTTAGTCCACTTCTTAAGTGACTTCTGAGAAGCTTTCATGTCTTCCTATAACCTCCACCAGCTTTTTTATACTGTAGGGCTAGCATCTGTGCTTTACGTGCAGACCACTGACCTGCTTTACCACCCTTAGTACCTGCTTTAATTTTACTAAACAATCTCTTACGTAATGCAGGTTTTGTATAATTACCTGCTTCGTTTACTCTAGATTTTGATTTAGGTTTAGCCATTACCATTTAACCTTATCTGCCCAATAGGCTGCTGACATCTTACCCTTTTTAATATTCTTGGCGTGTCTAGACTTAAATGATTTTCTTTTCTTCTTCATCCTATCAGATTCACCAGACTTAGGTTTACCTGCTGTAGATGCACCTTGTTCTCCAAACCTAATCATCTTAATAGTACTACCTTCTTTAGCTAATACTACATGGGACTTTTTAGGATGTTTAGGTGTACGTTTAGGTTTGTTATAACCTGAGAACTTTTCACCACGATACTCTACCATTATATCATACTCAATGCTTGTTCTAGTGTTTCTTTGTTTCGTCTAGTCCAACCACGACCAAATGTCTTAAAGGTATCTAAGCCTTCATAGAAGCCTTGACGAACAGTATATACGTAGTCCACAATAAACTTAGGGTCTTTCTCCATGATAAGACCTAGTGTCTGTGGCCCGATTGCTCCATCAGCTGTAGCTCCTACTGCACGTTGGATAGCTTTAGCTGGACGACCAGAACCTGAGTTCACAGCCCAGTCAAATGCACACCAGTCTACACCAGATGGTAGATGATCACCTTTAACTCTGTCCCAGTAATTCTTTTTGTATATTGGCCCGACATCTTCTGGAGTTAGATCTCTCATCTCCTGTTCGGTAGATTCCCTGCCGATCCATTCATCATAGACTCTTTTAGTAACACCGAGGTTAGTCATACCACCTGGGTCACTAGGATGATTAACGTATCCACCTTCATGATGTAATAACATCTCTAAACATTTATCAAAATTGTTTTTCATTATTTCTTCCCGAAGTATTTACTTACACCACGCATACCAATACTAGCACTAACGATTCCACCTAGTGAGTACTGATACCAATCAGGCATATTAGCTAAAGCAGCAAATCCTGCTTGTACTATTTGATTACCCCAATCACCACAGAAGGCTAGGATCAATGGTATTGAGAATAGTAAAGTAATCCATTCGTCTTTCCACGAGTTCTCTGTAGCCTTCATAGCTGCTAGATCCCAATCAAGTTCTCCAGTAGCTATCTTCATTTTTGTTTCAGCTTCAGCCTTCTTCACAGCTGTCTTGCCTTCGATCATTGTACCAGCTAGATTAGCTACTTGACCGATTAAGTTTAATCCAAGCATTATAAACCTTTAAGTTTCTTTTCTAACCTATCTAGTTTTCTCTTCCAAGGTTGGTAATTTTTCTTAGAAGCTTTTGTAGGAAACATTATATTTCCTCTTAGTTGCAGGTCAGGTTTTTTAGAACCTTTTCCATCCCAACCAAGTTTTTTGTGTTCTCTAAGTTCTGCTAGAGCTTTTTTCTTTTTATCTAAATCTTTCTTTTGCTTTCTTGCTTTAGCTGAAAGTTTCCCTATTGCACGAGTTTTTTTTGTAGGGTTAGCAAGTTTTAAAGGATCAGCACCCATTTAAACTCTCCTTAGTAATAGTTATATTTATCATCCGTTATTACCTTTCACTTCTTTCTTGCTCATGTTAGTGACTCCAAAGAATACACCAACTATACCAGCAACTGATAGAAAATAAATAGAAGCCATAGATCCTATAATATCAGCTGCTTTGTCTGCACCTATCATAGAACACAATAGGACAAGGAATGGATATGCTAGCATTCCTGCTAAACAAAACCATGCCATTCTTCTTTGAGCATCACGTTGTGCATCTTCATCATCTAATCGTCTACGTCGATCTTCTAATGCTAATGCATCCCATTCAGTCTTATCAATAGATCCACTGTTGTCTACATCTACTTCTTCAAAACTTGTCATTGTTCCCAGTCTCTCTTACGCTTAGGATCTAGTACGTCTCTAGCTAATAGCTTACCTTCGAGGTACATACATCTTTCTATTCTGTCTAAGGTTTCCCAAGTACCTGAATGTTGATAGTATGCTTCTCTAATATAGAATACGTCTGATCTAGGTATATGAACCCTACGGAGTTTACCTTCGTTCTGATCAGCAAGTGCCTTATAGAACTCTTCAAGTACCCTCTCACTGGAATACATTTTAGGTTTGGACATGACTAGTTATACCTTTTAGAAACCCCGTGTCAACAACTAAAGTTGGGACGACAGAATTATCTCCATCTACTAAGAATCCTTATCGTTACTAGTATAGAGTAAGTATTGCTTATCGTTACTAGTAAGAGGGGTACTTTAAGTATACTTTAAGTATTTACTTATATTATTATTATTAGTAGATGATAATACTTATAGTTACTTTAAGTAACCTAAAGTATACTTTAAGTATATTATATCACATTATAAAACTAAGTCAATAGACAAATTGTAGCAGCTTAAATATTTCTTGTCGTGGATACTTAAAGTTACTCAAAGAATTCTTAACGGCGGCGGACTAACTACTATTAGGCTCTGAGAAGCTTAATAAGCCTTACTGAGGGGTTATATACTGTCGTCAGGTTAAGATATACCCGGGGAGTACTTAAAGGCTCTCTATGGGGTTGTATAATGTATTAACATAATATTTAATATAATGGTCTATCATTATCACCAATATCAATATAATGATAAAAAGGATAAGGTATACCTCTAGTTTTAGGATAATGTTATAATATAACGTATTTACATAATGTAGTTAACAGCTTTAAAAATACCCCCCGCTGTCATTGTGTATATATACGTACGTACACCCCCCGTCTGCCCCATGTCCCCCCTCTTTTGTTCTCCTTACGTTCTTATCAAGTAAATTATTATGCTTATCTCTATGCTAACCTATTGATTTTATTATATTATTTATACAATTAAGAATTATTTAAATGAGATATATTATGAAATATGTTATGTTATACTATAACAGTCTGCAACTAAAAGATTTATGTATAAACACCACCTATCTAAATGCTTTAATATTAAACCATACCCCTAGTAAA